GACATGCGTGGCAAGTTCGGACGTATCCTTGGTGACTTCAAAACACCAGATGGTAAACTTGTCACAGAGGTTATGATTGCAGAGGGACATTGTGTTCCATACTTCGGTGGAAGTAAAGATGATGTTCAGGCACAACACATGGTGAACAGAGAAAGACTTCTTGCAGAAGGTGTTGTATCTCGTGAGGATTATGATAAGGCTGTTAAGTTGATGGAAGGCAAGTAAGTTCTCAACTTGCGTTATAAATACAAATAAGGAGAATTAAATGGCTGTCAATCCCACTGCTTTTAGAGATGCAGAAGCAACAAACAATTCAGATAGAAATGCTCAGGTTTTTTCAGACTTGAACCTTAACTTTGTTGCACATCCTCTAACTGGTGACATTACAAAACTCACCAACATTGAAGCGGTGAAGAGAAGTGTTCGCAATCTTATCAATACGAATTTTTATGAAAGACCATTTCATCCAGAGATTGGTTCAAATGTTCGTGCAGTATTGTTTGAACCAGTTAGCCCAATCGTAGAGGACATTCTTTCAAGACACATAAGAGATGTAATTGAAAACTTTGAACCTAGAGTTGAACTTATTAATATCAATTCAAAAGCAAACGTAGATGAAAATGCTTATAACGTGACAATAGAATTTTTTGTTCAAAACTCTCCATCAGGTGTCCAGACAGTAAACCTATTTCTAGAGAGATTAAGATAAGATGGCACATCAGGCAAAACTACAAGTTACCGAATTAGATTTCGACCATATTAAGAATAACTTAAAAACCTACATGAAGGGTCAGTCTGAGTTTGCTGACTACAACTTTGAGGGTTCTGGTTTATCTGCACTCATTGATGTGTTAGCATACAACACTCACTACCTTGCGATGAATGCTAACTTTGCTGCAAACGAAATGTTTTTGGATAGTGCAACTACTCGTGGTGCAGTTGTTTCCAAAGCAAAAGAGTTGGGTTATGTTCCACGTTCTGCACGAGCTCCAGTTGCACGAGTTGAGGTAACAGTAACTAACAATAATCTTTCTTCTTTGACTATTAATAAAGGAACAAAGTTTACAACTTCGATTAATAACTCTACATATGGTTTTGTTGTCAATGAAGATGTTACGACAACACAAACTAATGGACTTCTTATTTTCTCAGACCTTCCAATCTATGAAGGCACACTAGTTACTACCAAGTACACAGTTGACTATAATGATCCAGAGAAAAAATATTTGTTGACAAGTGACAGGGCTGATACTACAACACTAAAAGTATCTGTACAAACATCTGACACTGACACTACGACTGAAGCATTTAATCTTGCCACAGAAATTACAAGTACTACAGGTACAGATCCAGTATACTTCTTACAAGAATCTGATGACGGCCGATTTGAAATTTATTTTGGTGATGATGTTATTGGTAAGAAACTTTCTGATGGTAACATTGTTATCATGGAATATATCGTCACCAACAAAGCAGAATCCAATGGTGCATCAATCTTTAATGTAACATCTATTAGTGGTGAAACCAATATTGCAATTTCTACTATTCAATCAGCATCTGGTGGTGATGAACCAGAAAACATTCAGTCAATCAAATACTATGCACCACTAAGTTACACTGCACAGAAACGTGCCGTGACTGCTGCTGATTATAAACAAATTCTACCAAGCATATATCCAAATATTAAAACGATTCAAGTTTGGGGCGGTGAAGATAATGATCCACCAATCTATGGACAGGTGTTTATTTCTATAAGTCCACTACAGGGAACATTTTTGACAGAGGCTCAAAAGTCAAATATTGTATCTCAGCTGAATGGATACAATATTGCATCAGTTCGCCCAGTCATTGTTGATCCAGAAACAATCTATGTAATTATGGATGTGAACTTTAGATATGATCCAGTCACCACAACTAAGAGTTCTGGTGACTTGGAGACAATTGTATCCAGTACTATGTCTAATTATAGCAATACTACATTAGAAAAGTTTGATGGTATGTATAGGTTCTCAGAGATTTCTAGATTGATTGATACTTCAGATCATGCTATCCTTAGCAATATTTCTAATATTAGAATGTATAAATCTCAAAGAGCTCAGATTAATACAAAGAAACAATATACGATAAAGTTTTATAATAAACTTTATCATCCACACGATGATGAGCCTCCAGTAATTTCTTCTACTGGATTTACAATTGCTGGTTCAACAAATACATATTTTATAGATGATGATGGCTCTGGTATTACAAGAATTTATAGTGTTGTTGCCCAAGAACGAGTTTATCTGAACAATAATGCTGGTATAGTTAATTATGAAACTGGTGAAATTACTATAAATGATTTGCAAATTACTTCTACAGTAAACTCTGATGGCACAATTCATGTCTTTGCAATTCCAGATTCAAATGATATTGTTCCTGTTAGAAACCAACTTATAAGTATTGATATCGGAGGCTCTAGAATTACTGCACAGACAGATCAGTTAGGAACAACCGCTTCTCCAAGTTCACATTCTGTTGTGGGTTCTTTTGGTAAGGCAACAACTGGAACTGCATCTGGCGGCTCTAGTTCAAGTGTAGTTTCTTCCAGTTCTAGTAGTTCTAGCAGTTCTTCTAGCAGCTCATCATACTGATAGGTTTTACAAATGGATGGACGTTCTCCAAAATTAACGAATAAGGTTTCCCCCCATATTCAAAACCAACTGCCTGAATTCGTTCAGTCAGATCACCCACAGTTTGCCATATTCCTAAAACACTATTTTCAGTTTATGGAATCTGGACAGCTTGTGCTGGGCGGTTCAAATGATTACGTTATCCAAGAAACAAATAGTGTAAACTATATTGTTGATGAAGCAAATGAAGAAAAGGTTGTTCTAGAAGAGTCGGTTGGTAAGTTCCAAGCCGGCGAAACTATTCGTGGGGAGAACAGTGGGTTTACTGCTGTCATTCTCGTTGATGATTATGACTCAAATAAAGTTCTTTATATTTCTTCTCAACAAAAGTTTGAAGATGGTGAAAATGTTATAGGACAAACCTCTGGCGCTAAGGCACCAGTTGTTTCGTATAGAGCAAACCCAATTCAAAACATTCAGCAATTGCTTGCATATGCTGATACTGATAACACTGTTTATAGTTTCCTTGACAAGTTCCAACATGCACTTATGGAATCTATTCCAGAGTCGCTTGCAGATGGCATCTCTAAAAGAAATCTTATCAAGAACATTAGAGACTTGTATGAAACAAAGGGTTCAGAAGAAGGACACAAACTATTCTTCAGAATTCTTTTTGATGAAGAGTCCTCACTCATCTATCCAAGAGAAAATGTTCTAAGAGTTTCAAACGGACAGTGGTCTGATGATTATCTCATGCGAGTTACAGAGATTGGTACATCAGATTATTCAACAATCGTTGGACAAGTTGTAACTGGTGAAACCTCTCAAGCTTCTGCTGTTGTCCAAACTGTTATTAAGTATAAGGAAGGCGCACAACTTGTCGCAGAACTTAACTTAGATAGAACCACAATCACTGGTGAGTTTATTATTGGTGAGACAGTTAATGCGGTTTCTAATGAACTCGACCAACTTATTCGTGCTCAAGTTTCTGGTATTGTTGATAAAGTAACTATTTCTGAGTCTGGTGAATACTATAAAGTTGGCGACACCGCCCACTTTGAATTGTTAGGTAGTATTGGTGTTCAAGGTGCTGTTAGTGCAATTGGTGCTGGTGGCATTGATGAAATTCACATTGAAGATGGTGGTACTGGATACACATATGATGATGTAGTTACCTTTAATAACTCAAATACAAATGGTGGTGCGGCTTCTGCTAGAATTACTGTTCTTGGTGGTTCTTTTGTTCTAGAAGATGAAACAGAGATTGATAATATTGTTCTAGAGGGCGAACCAAATCAAAATATTATATTAGAACATGTAGACCATATTCTATATGAAGATGGTGATAATATCATTGCAGAAGATTCTTTAGATAATTTTAGGTTTCTTCGTGAAGAATCTGAAAAATATTCTTTGCAACAAGAACAACAACTCACAGAGACAGATACTTTACTTTTAGAAACTGGTGATGAGATTGTTCTAGAAACACAAACCTTTACTGACTTAGGTGTTCCATCTGAAGCTAGTGAAATTACAAAGGTTGATATTGTTAATACTGGTGATGGTTATACTACACTACCAGTTTTGGGAGTAACCTCTTCTACTGGTAACGGTGCATCTATACTTGCAAAATCAGTAAGTGGTGTTGGTAGAGTTCTTTCTATCAATGTAACGAATCTTGGACTAGGTTATACATCTGTTCCATCAATTACAATGAACAGAAATATTATCATTAAAGATATTACTGGCACATTTACTATTGGCGATACTTTTACATCTCATACTGCTTCTGTGGTTTCTTATAATCCACTAAACAGATTATTGGAATTAGAAACTCCAGTTGAACACTTTACAACAGGTGATATAATAACAACATCAACTGGTGCGTCTGCTACAGTTGTTCAATGTGTTCACTCAAAGGCAACAACTGGAATTACTGCAATTGCAAATACAGGTGGTAATTACATAACTGAACGTGGACATATCAGTGAGAGCTCTATGAAAGTTCAAGATAGTTTTTACTATCAAGACTATTCATATGTTGTTCGTATTGGTGAATCGATTAATAGATGGCGTGATTCGATTAGACGTTCAGTCCACCCAGCTGGTTGGAGTGTATTTGGTGAAGTTTCATTTGCAACAAGTCTTGCAGATGCACAACTTAATTCTTTGCGTATTCGCAACCCAGCCGCTGGTGATGTTATCGACTTTACAGGTGATACTCAGACCTTCACACCAGAACTTGCATCTACACTTAGAACACTTTTCACAGAAGTGTTCGGTAGACGATTGGGTACTAAGACTGATGGTACAGACTTGCGAGCAGAGGAAGGCGCACTCCTACTTGAAGATGGTAATGAAATTCTTCTTGATGGTACTGATGCTTTGGGAACAGATGCTGGGGATAATATTATCTTCCGTAGGGATATTACTATGGAAGGACAAGAGGATGCCCCTCTCTCATCTGGTACACGAGAGGTAACACTTACATCTGCTGTTACTATGACGATGAACCTTGGTGGGAATCCACAAACTATATTGGGCCCAACTTTGGACTTGTTACCAAAATATGCCTTTGCAGTACCACCAATAGAAACATCAGAAGCAATACAACATTATCCTGGCATCTATAGAACTGCAATAAACAATGTTAACGATGGTGCATATTTTAACATTGAACAATTTGGACATTATAGAATTGATCAAGTTTCTGTTCGTTCTGATGTTACAGGAAGAGAGGACTTCTCTTCCACAAGCGTTTCATTCGATCAACTAGATAGATTTGATGAAGAAACAAATTCCTCTTTTGATGAAACCAATATTATTATTCCATTAGAGGCATATCGTACTAAAATTAACGTGCCGCCACCAAGCGAAATCATTCTTTATCGTGGACACTTGTATCAAACCTTCGATATGGACTTCACCAAGTTTGATGATGGTGTAACTAGATTCGATGAAGCAGAATTTGGTATTGGAGACTTTGATAGTACCACAACGACATTTGATAGTTCAGCATCAACATTTGATGTTGGCGATAATCAAATTGACACAGAGGGTAGACATTCAGTATCTTTTGATGAAGTCAATAACACAGATTTCTCAGATGATACCGTTTCTTTTGATGCCGCTTCTGGCAATGAACAAGATTATGAAGTCAAAACTTTTGATGAAAGTGATGACACATTTGATGTATCCACAAATACATTCGATGCATCAAATACAATAGGTAGAATATCGTTGTTCTCTACACAACAACAGACCTTCGATAATTCTACAGAAACTTATGACAGCCAGTAGAGTTGTCGTATAAATAACATAGTAAACAAAACATTTAGGGGTAACTAAAATGGCATATCAAGCAATCGGGCGTGGAACTTCTGCGAATGACGGCACAGGTGACGATCTTCGCACAGGTGCGGGCAAGTTAAACGCCAACTTCGTAGAGGTCTATACCTATTTGGGAGATGGCTCTACTCTTTCATCTGATGCTGTTGTCACAGAGACAGCAACTCAGACACTAACAAACAAATCACTAACTTCTCCAACAATCACTGGAACAGGTGCAATCGCCGGAACATTCACTGGTAATATTACTGGTAACGTGACAGGTAACGTGACAGGTAATGTCACTGGTGATGTAACTGGTGATGTAACTGG